GTTCCTAGCAAGATAAGGCAGGTCGACTTCCTGCGTTTGGCCCCCTGCCGTAAACTCCAGTAGATGAGAAGGAGCATTGGATATGCTATTATAAACCGGATAATTTGAAAGGGACTCTACAGAAGGGTTGTACATTTTGATGACCTTAAGTTTGACTTGCTGTTTATTGTTCATCACGGATTGAATTTCCAATTTTAACCCTCCTCGCCATGCTCTATGATATGTATGTAACAATTCTATATTGTTAGCGATAGTTACGGATGAATCAGATGTATTAACTTGCACTCCTCCCTGAAATGGGGATATGGGACGCACCCAAAGGAGTTTACCTACTGTATCTGAAGACCTAACAGTAATGGTGCCTATATACTGTTTTTTGCCTGTTATGTGACTTATGGCCATTTCATCCACAGCCGTACCAAATATAGGTTGATCCACAACACGGTCGAATCTTGCATATGGATCTAATTTTTCAAAGTATTGTTGCGCATCAGTCAAATTCAAATAATTGACAGGGGTCGTCACCACTCTGTTTGTATTTATTGGAATATTGGGATTATGCAATCCCGTATATTCACGAACCAATGTTCTTCCCCCATCAATTGCATCATTAGCAATGCGCTTAAGTCCACCTGCCACATTATCGAATAATCCCGATATGAAACCTCCAATTCCTGATTGTGGTTGAAAAATATCATTTATAAAATTCGCGCTCTCGCTTGCTCCAACCGGGTCATCAGCTGCTACTGACACCACTAAGCGAACTACAACTCCAGCCAACGTTGCTAAACTTATTATGGTTGGTGCAATGGCCATAAACGCCTTGCGTTTACGGTGTTTTTTCTTGGGTGGGATATCAGACGCAGACATGGGTTGAGAATCCTGTATATCCACGTTTATTGCGTTAATAGCACTAGTAAGTTCTTGAAGTGCTTGATCCAGTGTTACAGACGGGGGTTTTTGCAATACTGGCGAATTTCTACCACCCGACTGGGCAGTCCATGATACATATCTGGGTGTTGGTACGGCCAATTCAAACGTCTTGAAACACGCCTCTATGACAATCTTAAGTTCTGTTGAAGCACCTGTACTAGGTTTCAAAGGGTTCAGAACATAGAATACGAGTGTAGCATAATTTCCATTAGCCATAAGAAGGTCTACAGTTGTGACGTAAGACCCTTGCTCCATGTCTGTGGTTGTCAAATCCGAATTACAATAAAAGGGAACCTCTAATGCCACCGAAGTAGCTTCGTTAGCAAATAGAAAAGCATGAGGCCCACTTAAAATAGTATTTATGAGCTTCTTATTCGGTGTAGTAGGGTATTTTGGAAAGGGTGGCAAAACTCCTACCAATACACATCCAGCGTGGGATATAGTACCTGCCAAAGATACGTTAAGCATTAATTCAGGCCTTCCTAGGGCTGCAATCTTAAAAAGATTGGTGAGAGAAGCATTAGCCCTGACAGCATCGCCAGGTAAAAATTTGATATCGGTATTCAACAAAGAATGCATGGCTGCCGTAGATGGGAAAGTAACCTCTCCTACAAAGAATGGTCTAGAAATAAACGGTTTGGCGTCAACTCTATAAGGTTCCGGGATATCCGTTTGGGTATACAATTGATTAGCAATAGCTGGAACTTCCTGGATTTGGCGTGTCGTTATTGAAGCAACAGTCGTTTTAAGCGTTTGATCTTGAATGCTGAAGTCTTCCTCAGCCTTCTTTTTAAATGTTGTATCTATATTTGTTAATTGAGCGGTGATATATAATATTGTGACCGAAGTTCACCAATTCGATCTAGAATTGCATTATCATATACTATGTTTGCCCTCTAGCGATTTTCCGCAATCCTAGAAAATCTT